ATATCCGTGAAGATCAATCCGCATCCTTTTGCTGCCTTTTCATAGCTTTTATTAGGCCATATTTACGAACATCGCCACTAAACAAAGAAAGTTCAAGTGCTGTCCGTTCGTCCGTTACTATAATACTTTTGTTAGTTATAACGTAAGGACAAGTTATAAATTGATCTAAAAATATTATAACTTGTGTAGTAAAAGGCATATCTCTAGGATACGGAATGTCATAAACAGTTAGTTCTATTTCTTTGAGCATATTATAGCCTTCTTCTGTCAAACGAAGGCCGCCCTTTTCTTTCTTTCTGGTATTCTGCCACCAGATATGCATATGTTCCTTTACAGTAACATCATTTGCAGACTTACCTAGTTGTTGTAAAAATATTTTAGTATAAGTCTCTTTATTATTCATTCTTGCAAAGGGCCGTCTGTAAGTTTATAAACTTTAAAGTCTTCAGTTGCAAAAACTTTGTTTAATTTTTTAGCAAGATTAATTGCATGTCCTGGATTTGAGAAACTTACTTTCTTATATTTAGGTCCTGGATAGTTAGTCAGCATATTTGATGACTTTAGATTGAAAGGCTTTCCTTGATAAAATACTGCCCATATTGCTTCAGCATCTAGAACTTGTTCAACTTTATAAGTTTTCTTATCTACCTGTTCTAGTAATACTGTTGGTTTAGGTCTACTCATATACGTATCATCCTTAGTTATATACGCATATATTTATCTTTTTAAAACCCAATATTATGAGAAACTACTGCCGCCGTCCAAAGATACTGTTATTACTTCTTGTTCTTTCTCTTGTTCTTTCTTTAATAAAAGTTCTTCAAGGTCACTATTAAGACGTAAGGATAATTCAGATATTGCTAAAGACAGTTTTTTAGCAGTTTGCATATCCATACGTACTTCACGTTGATTGCTAGATTCGGCAGCCTTTACTTGTTGTAAAAACTTTTGTAGTGGCAAGGTATTAATTGGTTCTTTTTGCATTTGCTATACTCAACTGATGTTTCATTTCTAAGTCTGTTTTAAACGGACCTTTATAATCATAACGTTCAACTGTGATTAGTTTTGGACAAAACGATTTAACCCAGCCTTTTTCAAAACGTATAATATAATAACCTGCACAATATAAACTAGTAGATTTTTCGCTTTTAGAAAATAATGGCAGTTTTTTCTTAACGTCATACATACAATTTTGTGGCGGTACATTAGTTGGATAACCGTGTACTTCGTTGTTTTTTACATCAACTTCTTCAACTGCTTCCCATAGCAATGAACCAAATTGTTTTTTAAGTTGTTTTGTACTATCGAAAAATTCTGTTTTTCCTTTTGCACTGCTAAACATATATCTGTCATCATTTAAAGAAAGTGTTCCTACACGCTCACCTGCTTCTTCCATAATCCAAAATTTATTCTTTACAACAGTTTTAGCTTTCATTTAATATACCTCGCTTGTAATGGTTCTGCATAAGATGCTGCTTGATCTGCAATACGTTGCATGTCCCATTTAGCACAGAACTTCATAAGACGCATGCCTACTTGCGTAATATTTTTAGTTTCAACTTCTGCAATAGTGTTATTAATTATCTCTCTAATTTCTGCAGGTTGTGCAGATAAGTCACACAGTGTCACATTTCTATTGTAGTCATCTAGTACACGATGTTCTTCGCCGTTGTGATCTGTCCAACGCTGTAGCATCATGTTATTCCAGTTAAAACCTTTGCTATTCTTATCTTCAAATGCTTCAATAAGGCCAACTTTGTTCTTAGTGCCTTTCTTACGCACACCAGGATAAGCACTGAAAACATTGTCACTAGTGTCGCCACGCATACATTTTTCAAACAATAGCCACTGTGGATCCGGAGCACCTTTAGCTTCTTTAGTTTTTTTATCTATAACAGATTTGCCTTTATCGTCAAAGTATCCTTCATGTGTAATAGTAACATTTTGTATACCATTATATTGACGCACATTAGGTGCAATAAGTTGTGCAAAATCGCCATCTGTAGAGATAATAACATGATCGTCATTAGGGTGTGCTTGTACCCAACCTGCAATCAAATCATCTGCTTCTAGTTGCGGATGACGCATCATAGTACAGTTAGTCTTAGTGCCAATAAAGTCTTTAAACTCGTCAAAGATCTCCCAAAACACTTTATCTTCTTCTGCTTGTGCAGGAGTAAGTGCATCACGTGCAACTTGTCTATTACGCTTGTAAGGCTCGTAATAGTCCTTTCGCCAGCTACGCCCTTCTAAACAAAATACAACATGATCTGCTTTAAAGTCAGTCCATGCTTTCTTAACACTGTTTAGTGTAATATGTAGTGCCATACCTACTTTAGTATCTAAGTCGCCACGCACTACGTGACGAGCTCTAAAGAAAGTATTTGCTGTATCAACTAATACATAAGTTGCCATTTAATTCTTCTTCCACATAACGTTTCAATTCGTGGTCACCGATGTTGTTAGGTATCTCATTCTTGTAAAACAATCGATAACTGTCACTACCGTATTTCCCAATTCCATATAACATTGTAGCATCTTCTTCGTCCCATGTCAAGTAATCTTTACTCATACGTTTCAAGCGGTTATAACGAATATTCAGCATACCTAAGGGTTTTATAATATTTTTTATTGTTTCTTCTGTAGTATTTAGAAAATGAATAGGAGTAGGTGCTACACTAAAAAGAACAGGAAGAACACGTTTTACTTGTTTACGGTTTGTTTGGTTTAAACAGATAACACCTACCATATGTTGCCATTTGTTAGCAACCTGCTGTTGAACCATTAGATCATCACGCATCTAAATCTAATCCTTCTTCCTCGCGATAATTTAACCAATTGTTGCAAACATTACTAAAGCCAATACGCATGATGCTATACTCGTGCATTTCTTGCCAAAATGCTTCTACTTCTGCGTACTGTGCAGGAGTCATTGAAGTATAGTGATCAATATTATATTGTTCGCAAATGTATTCTTCTACATCTTCTGTGATGTTGCGTTCGTGGTTTTCTTCCCACTTATACATTCTATTCCATTCAAAAGCCATTATGATACCTCTGATTTTCCTTTGTCAATTGGAACTACATTAATATATCCGGCACCGCGATCTGTATCCATACCTTCTTCTGCTAACATGTTATACACAATATCACGGAACCAACGATCTACAACTTCTTCTTCAGGATCTGCTTCTTCGCCATAACCGGCTTTTATAAGTTCTCGGATGAAATATTTGTTCCAATCCATTTCAAAGAAACCGTTGCGAACATTTTCTTCATTTACTTTAACATCTAGTACACTTACCCAAGGTTCTTTTCGTCTAGTAGCATACTCTTTAGGATCCTTCTTTTTTAGAAGTTCTAGCTTTTCTTCTTCTATTTTAGCTCTTTCTGCTTCTAAACGTTCTTCTTCCTTTTTGTCTCTTACGAGTTTATTCCACCAACCCATTATAGTCCTGCCTCCCTAGCACGTTTTTCTAAGTCTACATCTGCTTCTTTACGATTTACTGCATCGTATGAAGGATATCCCTTTTCAAACACCGGAGCCTCAAATGCTTGTTCATGCTTTTTAGTTTTCTCCAATGTCTTAGGTCCCCCATGCATTTCCGAATAGTGATATGTGGAGTCTTGGACTGAATCGCCATCCTCTTTCCATACACGCTTCTGCCACGTCTTTAACATTGAGACTGTACTCTTCCGAACGTCCTCCAAGCGGCATAAGATATACTGGACACTCGATGCCGACAGCACGATATTCTTCGACAGCTCTAGTAACTTCGTCAAAGTCATCCATAGTAGCAACAACAAACTTGAAATACATATCACTGCCATCCACATTGGAATACTCACGAGCAACGTCAGGCTTAATAGCATCACTCCAAGATTCCCCAGAAACGGAGAGCTTTGGTGAGCAGCTAAATGTGACTTGAATTCTATCGTTATTGTTGAGATAATTGAAGAAGTCATCGTGTAAAGATTGTGTAGTATTAGTTTCAATTGTGACATTTTTTAAATCAGCCATTTTAGGATGTTCAAACAACTCTACATAAAGTCGCTGCCAAGCTAGTAACGGCTCTCCTCCTGTTAAAATAAGATGTATATCTTGACCATTGTCCATAGTCCATTTGCCTTCAGGCAGCAAACTAATTAGATGATCTACAACTTCGTCTACTTCTGCAAGTTTATTAAAGTCTTTAAACTCTGGGTAGATACTCGCATATGTATCGCAGCCTGTATGAATGATAGGTAAGTCTTCAAACTTTTCTGTAGTTTCGTGTACCTTAGCATCGATCAATGCTTTTACTTCTGCATTGTAACGCTGACCTTCTTTGTGCTGTTGCCAGCGATCTTTTTTAGTATCAACACCAAAATTCATACAACGAAAGTTACAACCAAATGTACGCAAGAACACACTAGGTACTCCTACAAACTTGCCTTCGCCTTGCACACTATAAAACGCTTCACTGTATCTTAATTTCATTTGTTTAACATCCTTGCACAAGTAAAGAAGCTGTTTTCTCCTAAACAATCAATCCATTGATGATATGTAAGTGCAACTACACCTGCAATAATTGCTGTTGCTAGCACTAATGTACCTATAATTTTAAACCAACTCATCGCGGTGCAAACTCCTGTTGTAGTTTAATGTTGTCAAAGAACTCTTTCTTAGTGCCAGGGTCTGTTTTAAACGCACCTTCTAGTACAGTAGTTTGTGTCAATGAACTATGCGCCATAATGCCACGATTCTCACAGCAACCATGCGTTGCTTGTACATATACACCTAAGTGTTGTGCATTAGTTGCAAGTCGAATCTGCTTTGCAATTTCATTTGCAAGTTCTTCTTGTAGTGTGCCGCGTCTAGCACACCATTGTGCAATACGTGTGTACTTAGATAGTCCAATAAGTTTGTCCGCGGCAATAATACCAATGTATGCTACACCTCCTACTGGTTGGTGATGGTGACTACACATACTCTTTAGTTCTGAACGAACAACTAACATACCTTCGTAACGTTCGTCTGAGTCATTTGGAAATGCTGTTGCATCAGGTTTAGGATCATAACGTCCTGCCATAATCTCATTAAAGTACATTTTAGCAAGACGTCTTGCAGTACCTTTAGAGTTAGGATCGTTGTGTCGATCAATTACAAGTGTATCTAGCACGTTTTCAAATGCTAGTGTAGCATCTTCGATTAATTCTTCTTTGTCGCCCTTCTGTAGGACTTCTGAAATGTTGTCGCCGGCCCAGTAACGGATACCAGCATCTTCTAGTTTTTGTTTAATTTGTTGTGATTTACTCAATTTAGTTTCTCCGAGTTAAAGACGAGGATGTCATAAAAATGGTATACTCATATTGTTAAGTATACCATTTATTTAGGTTTTTGTCAACCATTAAAAATATTTTTCAAGCATTTCCAGCACATCATTGTACTTGGCAATTTCCATTACCTCGCTCTCCATTGCTTCAATAATGTCTGGGTGTTCGCCAATGCCTGTGGTACTATTTAAATAAACTTCGACATTTGCTTTGTGCTTATCAACATGACCTTGTGCATGACTCCGCAATGCTTCTAATAAAAGTTCACGCATTTCTCTTTTCCTTTTCTAATTGTTTTGCTTCGTATATTGCTAATTGCTCACGATATTCTTCTTCACTTAATTTATGCCAACCAATACATCTTCCGGTCGGCGATCTTCCACAGCCACAGGCCATTTTAGTCTCCTTCAATACTTCTGCTTTGACGGAATGACGCCTCTTACGCCGCCTTTTGGATCTTCCATGTCTCCGTCTCTACGGAAGATCAAATGTACATGCGGATACATGCAAGTTTGTCCTGCACTTTCTCCCATGTTAATTCCTATATTATATCCTGTAATATTGTTTCCTAAACTTTCTACATTTTGCTGTCCCATAGCTAAAGCAAATTTAAAACAACGATTGATATCTTCTTGTGTTGCTTGTTTAGGTACAACAAGAGTATGTCCTTCTGTTACAGGATAGATGTCACGAAATACTGTAAAGTCTCTAGTGTCAACTTCAACTTCTGTCCACGGAGCTCTACCTTCTTGTTGTGCTGTTTCTAGTGTATCAATACTCACCTACATTCTCCCAAGGATAAACTAGCCAAACATCTTCTTC